ATTGCTTAACTTTTGCGTTTATTTCTTAGTGTGGTATAGTTTATACAATTACTTAATTATTTTGGGGTAAGTCGTGGACTCTGTAAAAGACCGTTTAAAAGAGCCATCAAGTTATGCAGGTTTAGCGGCTGTTTTTCAGGGCGTAGGCGAGTGTTTGAAAGGTGACTATGCAAGTGGCGTACCGTTAATCGTTTTGGGCTTGTTAGGCGTGTTTAAGCGTGAGAATGTCGGTGCAAAATAATATGACTGACACATCACAACACATCGAGCATGGGTTAAGTATGGCAGCCATAAAAACATCACCTCCTGTTATTGTAACAGGGCTAACAGTGGCAGGGGTACAGTTGCAAGATTGGTTAATAATAGCAACGATACTTTATACAGTCATACAGATAATTATTGAGTTGCCAAAATTGAAACAGTCTTTTAAAGAGTGGCGCGGCAAATGAATTATCTAACAATCTATGTTTTATTGTCCTGTTTTAGCTTTCCGTTTTTGTTTTCGTATTTTATATTTAGTTTGTTATTTCAAGTATTGGGGTGATTATGGCTGCACCATTGGGTAATAAGTTTTGGCTTGCAAGGTCATCTCATGGCCGTAATCCGATTTTTAAGAATCCCGATGATTTATGGACAGCAGCTTGTGAGTATTTCGAGTGGGTTCAAGCTAATCCCCTTTATGAAGATAAGGTCAATTTTCATCAAGGCCAAGCGGTGCATGAAGCAATACCAAAAATGCGCGCTATGACTATTCAAGCACTCACTTTTTTCATTGATATATCCGATGATACATGGGCTAATTATTGCGCTAATAAAGATTTTATCGGAATCACGACACAAATTAAGAAAGTTATCTATTCTCAAAAGTTTGAGGGAGCTGCTGCTGATATGCTTAACTCTAACATCATTGCAAGAGAGTTAGGGTTATCTGACAAGGTGCAGAACGAACACACAGGCGCGAATGGCGACCCTATCTCATTACTGCTAACTCAAGTGCAGGGCAATTCACTAGGAGTCAGTCAATCAACGGCTGACGATGATGATTGAACCGTCATTTGTACCAAAAACACCAGAAGAATTTAAGCAATGTTTAGCCGACCCAATGTGGCGTATCTGTTCAGGTGCGCTATATAAAATCATCATCAAAGGCGATAACGACGAAACAAACCTTGTTATCCCATTCAAACCAAACAAGTCACAGATAAAGCTCATCAAGAAGATGTGGCACAGAAACATCATTCTAAAAGCGCGTCAATTAGGCTTCACGACATTAGCTTGTATTGTGTGGCTTGATACTGCGTTATTCACGGCCAACATGAGATGTGGCATCATTGCTCAAGATGATGGTGCGGCTAAGGCTATATTTAGAGACAAAGTAAAATTTGCTTACCTGAATCTGCCGCCTATGCTCTTATCGCAAATGCCGTTGATTAAAGACGCTGCCGACGAATTGTTATTCTCACACAACAACAGCTCAATCCGTGTTGCCACTTCGATGCGCTCAGGTACTATCCATCGTTTGCACGTCTCGGAGTTTGGCAAGATTTGCGCGAAATATCCCGATAAAGCGGCTGAGGTAATCACAGGTTCTATTCCGTCCGTGCCAACAAGCGGCATTGTTATCATTGAGTCAACAGCCGAAGGTCAGGACGGCGATTATTATAAGATGTGCCAACGTGCGATGCGTTTGAGAGACCAAAACGCACAATTAAACAAAAAAGATTATAGGTTTCACTTCTTCCCATGGTGGAAAGAAGATGGTTATAAGTTAGACCCTAAAAACGTAGTGATTAGTCAAAAAGATAATGATTATTTTGATGTTATCGAAAGCAAGATAAAAACCACGTTATCACTTGAACAAAGAGCGTGGTATATTGCTACTCGTGATGCTGATTTTAGTGGGGATGATGAGCGTATGTGGCAAGAATACCCAAGCACCGAGCAGGAAGCGTTTCAACAGTCTAGTGAAGGATGTTGGTTCAAAACGCAAATGGCACAAACGCGCAAGGATGGCCGCATTTGCAATATTCCTTTGTTGTCTAATATCCCATGTAATACGTTTTGGGACATTGGTAACAGTGACGGTACGGCGATATGGGTGCATCAAAAGGTAGGAATGGAAAATAGATTTATCCGATTCTACGAGTCATGGGGTGAAACATACTCACACGCGGCAGCATGGTTACAATCGCTTGGTGTTGTGTTTGGTACTCATTATTTACCGCATGATGCTGACCACGTACGACAAGGCAAAGAAACAAACAAGTCACCGCGCGAAATGCTAGAAGAATTATTGAAAGGCCATAAGTTCGAGACTGTTGCAAGAACAGAAACATTGATTGCAGGTATTAACCAAACTCGTGATATATTTAACACGCTCTATTTTGATGAGACGCATTGCAAAGAAGGCATCGCGCATTTAGACGGGTACAAAAAGAAATGGAACAATCGTGCAGGGTGTTGGAGTGATGAGCCTTGCAAGACAGACGGAAACAGTGAGGCGGCAGATGCGTTAAGGCAGTTTGCACAAGGTTACAAAGAATCAGTAAAGCATAAGCCGATAAAAAAGGCGTATGTACAGCATGGCTGGATGGGGTTAATCATGGGTAATCTAAACGAGTTTTTTAGAGACTTAGGCCGCAACGCTTACGGGCTAGGAGAGAATGTCGCTAGTTTAGGCAGTGCTGCGATTGCTGAGCCTGTAGCAGGTTTTGCTGCAATGTATGACCCTGCCAATGGCGCACAGGCTATACGCGAAGGCATGACGTATCAGCCACGCACTCAAGCGGGTCAAATGTATCAGCAAGGTGCAGCGCGTACTCTTGGCGCAATTGCTCAACCTGCAATGCCTGTCATCGACACATGGCAACGAGGCGTTGATATTGCCGGCGGATATAGTCCTGCGGCTGGTGCAATGTTGCGTACTGTACCTGCGGCAATTGGTGTCGCTATGGGTGCGAAACCTGCGTTACAGGCAGGGCGACAAGTGAGCAATAGTCTAGGCGCAATGCAGGCGCGTATGATTGCTAATGCTAATGCACCAAGAACACTAAACACAGGTTACATGGGGCAACGTGGCGCGATTGGCACACAAAGACCATTAACCGAATTTGAGCAAGCGCACTTAACCGCACAACGTAACGCGGCTTTGCCTGTCAGTCAAGGCGGTTTAGGTTTAGCACCTGATAATACAGCGATGGATAGGGCTAGGGCGATGGGTTTTGATGTAGATAATGGCGTTTATCATGGGACTGGTGTTGATATTAACGAGTTTAGAAATGACTTATTGGGGTCAAATACTGGAGCACCTTCGGCAAAACTAGGGCATTTTTTTGCCGAAACACCACATACGGCCAGTCAATACGCTAGGACTGCGTCAAAATTAAATGTAGATGATGGTGTTGTTTTTAACGAGTTTATAAAAAATCAAATAGACCGTTTTAATAATATAGAAGGGTTGCCAAATGATTTTAAAATAAATTCTATTGATGACTTTTTAAACAGAAAAGAATTGCTAGAGCAAAAAAGAGAAATAATAAGAAAATCAAAAAAGGGGGATTGGTTAGGTCAAGATGATAAAGAAAAAATAAGACGGATTGATTCTATTGAGTACCAATGGGATAACACCCATACAAATGCATTAAGTTTAAATAACTCTTATTTGATTAATAAGTATGGAGATGATTATAGGGCTTTGACACCTAGAGAAGGGGCGAGAACTATCCCTATATTTTTAAAAAAAGGCAAAAACTACCTAAAAGATTTTGATGGTAGAATGTATAGAGATGAAAAATTTTCTGATTTGATGAAAAAAGCAAAAGACAGTCAACATGATTCTGTTACTTTTGCAAATACTTTTGACCCTGCCGATATTGATATAAAAAGAACCCCTGAAAACATCTATGCAGTATTCGACCCCAAAAACATACGCTCACGCTTTGCAGCCTTCGACCCGTTTAACCGTGACTCATCTAACCTACTCGCACAACGCTCCATTAGCACCTACTACCGCTTTAGGCGCGTATATGTATAATGAGAAGCGCAAAAAATCACAAGGTAAACAGTAATGTCAGACTACAAAACCACAGGCAAATTAGACGCGGCTGGCATTGCTAAGTTGATGAATAGCGATAA